CAAGGAGTTAATATGTCAAAGAAAAAATCATTTAAATCTACGGAAGAGACTTTTGAATTGTCAGAAGTAGAAGAAACTGTAGTAGAATCATCAGAAGGAGAAAATGAAATGGCTGAACATACTCATGCAGAATTGGAAGCTAAAATTGCTGCTTTAGAAGCTAAAGTAGCTGAACTTGAAAAACACGATGTTTTAGCTGCTGCTGAAGCAAAATCACACGCTTTGGTAGATGCTGCATTTGCAAAAGTCGCAGATGTTGTAGAAGCTAAAGTAGCAAAAGCAGTGAAAAATATTCAAAGCGGAAATGTAGATTTTGAAGAAATCTTTCAATGGTTTAAGAAAAGACAAGCCAAAGGTCGTCCTTTCTCTCGTTAATGATACGTAACTTCATTACCTCATTGAGAATAAGGCGATAAATTTTATTTCAAAAAAAATCGAAATATTTTTAATTCGTATGGATCAAATCTTCCTCGTAAGTAACAGCGGAAAAGGGAGTTTGATCCTATTTTTTTAAGGAAGAATAACGGAAATTTTCTAGTATACTTATAGATTGTGAACAATAAACAAACCAAGGAGGTAATTTATGGCTACATTTGCTAATACTGATAGTCCAACACCGTTTGGGATCTATGATGCTGATGCAGACTTTATTTTAGAAGCTGATCCAATGGTTACGTTCGTGAAAAGAAAGTTAGGTGATGATATTCTCTCGGTCGAATTGACAAAGAAACAAATCTGGATGTGTTTTGAAGAAGCAACTCTAGAATACTCCAGACACATGAACGAATATCAAGCAAAGTCTCAATTGAGTAATCTCTTAGGCAATTCTCTTAATTCTGTAGCAGGTCAAGGACCGAGTGGAGCACAAGATAAATTTCCAAGAGAGACCCTAGAGTTCTTAATGAGAAAAGCAGAACCGTACGCAAGTTTTGCAGCTGTAGGTGGTAGTTACAATATTATTTCAGGATCAATTGAACTTGTTCCAGGAAAACAAGACTATAATATCTACGAAGATATGATGATCAGAGATTCGAATGGCGACGAAGTTGTTGCAGCAGATGTATATCCAAATCAAAAACTAAGAATATACGATGTGATGCATACCTCGCCACAGGCAGCGTATAGATTTTTCGATACTACTAGTGCGATTAACTATCTAAACAATGAATTTGCCTTTGAGTCATTCACACCAGAGACAGTATTCTATGTATTACCAGTATACGAAGACGTATTACGACAACAGCAAATGAATGTGTCGAATCGTGTTCGAAGATCTAATTATTCATACGAAATGATAGGGAAGAATCTTCGAATTTTTCCTATGCCTACTGAACCAAGAAATTTATGGATTAAGTTTTCTCTCCCACAAGACGGATTAAGTCCGGACATCCTGGATAACTCTATAGACGGTGTAAACGGTCTCTCTAATATTCCATTTGGAAATCTCGCTTACAGCAATATTAACAGTGTGGGAAGACAATGGATTAGGCAGTATACTCTAGCATTAGCTAAAGAAGTTTTGGGTAGAGTGAGATCTAAATTCGGTTCTATTCCTATTCCTAATGGAGATTTGAGCTTAGACGGTGATTCTTTGAAATCAGAAGCGCAGAGTGAAAAAGACGCACTGCGTGACAAATTGAGAGAATTATTAGATTCATTGACTTATGACAAGTTACTAGAGTCTCAAGCAGCTGAAGTCACAAATATGCAAACTATTCTTAAAGCAATTCCTGTGCCTCTTGGCAAGTGTATTTCAATCGGATAAGGAGGTAAATTATGGCAAGACTATTTATTACTCCTCGCGAGATAGACTTTATTAGTGATATCACTAAAGAGATTACCAAAGACGTAATCGGAGACAAAATCTACTATTATAGAGTTCGTGAAGACGCAACTCAAGTTCATACGCTCTATGAAGAATCACCTGAAAAAGTCGTAGATCCTCCTGTTGAAATTGATGCCAGAGTTCAATGGAACCCAAAAGAAGTGACTTCTGATAGATTTGGTACGCACGCTATGTATAACTGTGAAGTGTATATCCACTATCGAGATATGCTAGACAGAAATATTAAAATTGTCGAAGGTGATTTTTTCACTCATGGTGACAATGTTTTTGAAATCACTTCATATACTTATGACAAGACTATTTTTGGTCAAGTAGAACACATTGTCGGTTTCAATGTAAAAGGTAAGCAGACTCGCAAAGGTGTTGTTGACCTTAAGATTTGGGGACCTACAGAAAGAAAATACACGGATCCAGATGCCATTCGAGACACATTTCAGCAACAGAGGGGCGATGCTACAATGGGCGACAATCGAATTCTAGTCGATCAAGGAAAAGTAGACGATAGTTTACATACTCAAAGAGAAGTGAAGAAGGATGATACGTCTTCGTCGTTCTACGGAGATGAACCATGAGCAGTAGATATAAAGTAAATGCTGTTGCTACTGATGGCGGTATGAAAACAGGTGTTGAAGGTCTAGATATTCCTCAAGACTTTCAAATGCCATCTTGTGGTATCGAGGATGTCGATAGAGCAATGTTTAAATTGTTCAACGAAGACATACCTCTCTACTACCTCTTAGATGGTGACCTGAAGAAAATCCCGACTATCTTTGGCGCTGGTGAGAGAGCTTTTCTCTTGCGGAGAAAAGAGCCAATTAGAGACGTGAATGGCGCATTAATTCTTCCAATGATCTCTATTCTTAGGACTAGCATTCAACAAGACGTTCAGGGAGGAATTGGGCCTGGTAACGGTGAACTCGTAATAAAGAAAAAATTATCCGAAGACGATAAGTCTTGGAAAAAATTGAAAAATTTTCAGAATCTACAAAATGCAAAAGACGTTCAAGGCACAGGTGATCTCTCAAATATCTCTTTGGCTATCAATCCTAATAATTCTATTTACGAAGTCATAGTAATTCCTGTACCTAGATTTTATCAGGCTACATACGAAGTCACATTTTGGGCTCAATATCAGTCTCAAATGAACAATATGATAGAGGCTTATACTTCTTCATACAACTTGAGATCTACAAGATCTCATAGAATTGAGAGCCCAAAAGGATGGTGGTTTGTTGCTAATTCTGATGAATCAATATCTTTTGAAAATAATATCGATAATTACACTGATGACGAGAGAATATTAAAAGCAACAATTACAATTAATGTCACTGGTTATCTCTTGGGTCCGTCGTTTCCAGGAGCACCTAATGACGTAAGGAGATATATTAGCGCACCTAGAATTTCTTTTGATATCGCAGATACCGATATAAAATCTGTGCCTTCTTCTAGAATTCCATCAGGAAATGCGGAGGATTATACATTCGAAGATATAATGAATGAGACTTATCCTCTTCCTGGTGCTGGTGTAGCACAAGCAGATCTTCAAGCAGATTTAACTAGAGTGACAATCGGCGGGAAAAACAAAGAAAATATCAATAATCAAACCCAAATAATCGAAAATCCTTTTACGGGTTTTTCCGTAAAAGCGACATTAAAATCGAAAAATTTATCAACCGGTGAACGAGTTTATGTAATAATCGATAACTTGGACAAATAAGGACATAATTATCACAAGATTTTTTAATTAAGGAGAAAAATATATGGCTGAGAATACTTTCAAATCTCCAGGTTTTTTCGAAAGAGAAATAGAATTGACCGCGGAGAAACAGTCTCCGATAGGTACACCTGCTGGAGTTATAGGTTCATCTCTGATGGGACCAGCTTTTGTTCCTCTAACGATAGGAACATTTACAGATTTCGAAAATCGTTTTGGAACTGTATCACCAGAAAAACCAGCAACTTATGCTGTGAGAGAATGGTTGAAAAATAGGACAGCATTGACTTTTATGAGAACTCTAGGTGCTGGTGCTAATGCGACTCCTGCAGACTTTGGAATTACAAGACAGTGGGGTACAGTAAAAAATGCTGGCTTTAAAGTCGTAGGTGACAGTGATACCGGAAAGGGTTTTGTTCAATTCTTATATGCGGATCACGTTGTGAGTGCTAATTCAGATGTTGGATTTCCAATCTATACGGATAATGACACTGTGTCTCTTTCTCTTAGAGAAAACCCACCGACAAATGATTCTCCAGTAAAAATCGTAAGAGGTATGATTATTTGTGCAGAAGACGCAAAATTTGAATTGAAAAACTTTAGTGGAGTGTATGGTGCGTCTGGTATGGTATCCGAAGACAATGGATCAAATACTTTTGTGATGAAATTGACCAAAGGAGAGAGCACTAAAGAACTTACTGTCTCTTTGGATCCGGATCACACTTATTACTTAGGTAAAGTGTTAAACACTGATGCTAAAAAATTCCAATCTGAAGGATATGTCCTCTATTTGGATCTCGGCGTAGAGCAAGAATTAGCTCCTGCAATGACAGCTGCTAATGCCAATCATGTTTTTATCTCTCATGGTAAATCTGATGTTGATGCTTCTAATAATG